GTCCCGGTGGTGGCCCCAGGCTCTGGCCGGGGACGAGGCCGCGACCAAGATGGTGATGTCGATCATGCACCGGATCAGCGAGATCAACGGCGTGATCCCGAAGGAACCGCTGATCACTATCGACCAGCGGGCGATACATCTGACCCAGGGCGAGGTCACATTCAGCATAGAGGCGGCAAGTGGCAACTACCTCAACGGCGACGGCCCCGACGGTAACGTACCGGAGGCCCAGTCTTTACCCGAAGCAACAGGCGGCGATCTTCTCGGCTGACCGGTACGGGATCATCGAGGGGTCGACGAAGTGCGGCAAGACTGTCGCCTGTATCGCGTGGATACTAGAGCAGGCGATGGGCGGGCTACGGGGTCAGGCGTTCTGGTGGATCAGCCCCGTCTATCCCCAGGCTAAGGTCGCATACCGGCGGCTCAAGCGGGGCCTGCCGGAGACCCTGTACACGGCCAACGAGTCCGAGCTAACGATCACGCTGGTCAACGGGGCGATCCTCTCGTTCAAGTCTGCGGAGAAGCCCGACAACCTCTACGGCGAGGACGTATATGCTGCCGTCCTGGACGAGGCGACGCGGATGCGGGAGCAGGCGTGGCACGCGATCCGGTCGACCCTGACGGCTACCCGCGGCCCTGTCCGGATCATCGGCAACGTCAAGGGTCGGAGGAACTGGGCATACGCCCTGGCGCGTCGGGCCGAGGGAGGGGAGCCGGGGTGGACGTATGCGAAGCTCACGGCAGCGGACGCGATCGACGCGGGGATCATAGCGTCGGAGGAGATCGACCAGGCCCAGAGGCAGCTACCGGAGAGCGTGTTTCGCGAGTTGTATTTCGCCGAGCCGTCAGACGACGGCGGGAACCCGTTCGGGCAGGAGGCGATCCGGGCCTGCATCGGGGACGTCTCCGGATCTCCTCCGGTGGTCTACGGGGTCGACCTGGCGAAGTCCATCGACTGGACGGTGGTCGTCGGCCTCGACGAGACCGGGGCCGTCTGCCGCTTCGACCGGTATCAGTGGCCCTGGGAGGAGACCGTCCGGCGGCTGGCCCAGGAGATCGGCCTGACGCCCGCGATCGTAGACTCGACCGGTGTCGGCGACCCTATCGTCGAACGGCTACAGCGGGAGTTATCGAACGTCGAGGGCTATCACTTCTCCTCGCCATCTAAACAGAGGCTGATGGAGGGATTGGCGATGGCGATCCAGACCGGGGAGGTGAGGTATCCGCAGGGCGTAATCGTCTCAGAGCTTGACGCCTTCGCCTACGAGTACACGCGGACGGGCGTCCGGTACTCCGCACCGGAGGGGATGCACGACGACTGCGTAATGGCCCTGGCCCTCGCGGTATATGGCCGCACAGGTGCGCCGGGGGTCGGGGTATGGTAATTCTGAACGAATAATGGAGTAGTTATGATAATTCTCGAAGGCGGTTCGCGACATCCGAGAGCACGGACAGTGATGCTGGCTGATAGGGCAGTGATCATGGCTGATAGAACAGCCGAAGACCTGCCGTTGGATAGTAGTCACTGGCCGTTTTGCCCGATAATCGTTGCCAAAGAATCGGATGATCACTGGCCTCTGTGTAATAAGACAGCCATCTATCTGGTGCAAGGGACGATGCTGTGCGGAGATCATGCTACGCAGTCAGATATTCAGCCGACCCACGTATGCACCCAGGATTCGCATGTCATTCGTCCTGGGCAGCATCGTTGTCTATGTAGTGAAGGACAAAAAGGCTAATTGCGTGGCTACACAGTGAACAAAGAACTCCGGTGCCAGGGCTGCGATAAACTCCTCGCGGAGAAGGCCGCGACCGGCACGGTGATCGTATGCTCCCGGTGTAAGACCCGCAACGAGGCAGATTGATGAGTGTGCCAAACAAGGCCCGCAACCCCAAAGCCTTCACCTGCGTCAGGTGCGGAATCAAGGAAGAGGCACTGCCGACAGGGCTAACCGATGTAATGGGCGGCACTCATTTTGTCTACACAACACCGAAGGGATGGTGGAACATTACCACGGAGGTCGGGATGCTGATGTTCTGCTCTGGTGAGGATGCCGTTATAGTGACCGCCGAGATCATAGACGCAATGCACAATGCGGTGAAGTCCTCGGCTAATTGACCCAGTCTGACTCGGCGTGGTATCTTCCCTAACAGTGGCCCGATCCGGCGCAGTGTCCGAGGCGAAAGCCCGAACGCCGGTGGAGGTCACTATTGGCGTTTTGGGACACGCTGTTCCGCAAGCAGCAGGAACTCTCGACCACCGTTCCGCTCAACATGGACGTCGGTCTGGCGTCCTACCCTGACGTCAACTATGCGAATTTCGCCTCCGAGGGATACGGCAAGAACGAAATCGTTCACGCCTGTATCCGCGAACTAGCAACCTCCGCGGCCTCGCCCCGGTACTACGTCCAGGCTCCCTCCGCTGACGGCGGCAGTGTCGAGGTCGAGACCGGTCTACTCTATGACCTGACCTCCAAGCCCAACCCGTACAGCGACTGGTACTCGTTCATCGAGCGGCTCGTTACGTTCCTCATGGTCGCGGGCAACGCCTACGTGATCAAGGAGCGGAGCCGGGGCGACCAGGTGTCCGGCATGTATCTCCTACGGCCCGACCGGGTGACGATCGTCCCCGGCGACTACGGCGCGGAGAGCTACGTTTACACCGTCGGCGGCATCGAGTACGGGGTCGAGAGCCGGGACATGTGTCACCTCGCCCTGCCGAATCCTGCGGGGGACATCTACGGCCTCAGTCCTCTACAGGTCGCGGCCCGTACCGTCAATCTTGACCTCAACATGACGGACTTCGCGAAGGTGTACTTCGCCAACGCGGGCGTCCCGTCCGGCCTCCTCAAGGTCAAGAGACGGCTGACCTCCCAGGAGGAGGCATCGACGATCCGGTCGCGGTGGCGGTCTCAGTTCGGTGGGGTCAACAACTTCCACCGGGTCGCGATCCTCGACGACGACGCCGAGTATCAGCCGATGTCGAACAGCCCGAAGGATATGTCGCTCGACGGGCTGCACAACCTGACCGAGTCCCGCATCTGCGCTGTCTTCGGAGTCCCGCCGATCCTAGTCGGGGCGAACGTCGGGCTTCAGCGGTCGACCTTCAGCAACTACCGGGAGGCCCGTCTTGCGTTCCACTCCGAGACTCTGGAGCCGATGGTCTCCCGCATTTTAAGGTACTTCAACCGGAACCTGTTCGACGAGTACGGCACGAACGAGACCCTGACGGTCGACTGGGTCGCCATGAGGGGTGTTCTCGACGATCAGGTGGCAACGACGACCCGGCTGACGGCCCTGTTCGCGGGCGGCATCCTGACCCTCAACGAGACGCGGGAGGCTCTCGGCTTCGACGCGGTCTCGGACGGTGCGCTCCGGCGCATCCCGTCGTCGGTCTTTGAGGTTGCCGAGGGGCAACAAGCAGCCCCGGTCGCGGTAGAGGCCGCGCCGATCGAGCAGGCCCACCCGATCCTCGCCGCGATCAAGGCTCCGCGGGTAGCTCCACGAGGCCGGTTACTAGGACGTCGCCTCCTGGAGGAGCGCGAGGATGAGACGGATGACCTGGCGGCTAAAACCCTGCGGCACTTCCGAGGCATCCGGAACCGGGTGGATGGAATACTCGGTCGGCATATGGAACGGCAGACCTCAGTATCCGATACGAAGGCATACCCGTTTGAAACCTCAGACATGCTGCCGCCAATCGAGACCGGCAATATGACGAAGATTCTTGAGGCCGCATATCGACGTGTCTCCAAGCGGACGTTCGGCGCGGTTAACGACGCAGGTGTTGCCGGGACTCTCAACTGGTCGGATAAGCTCCCGACTGTTCAGAAGGTCTTGGCCCAGGCTCCGGTACGGGCCGCGATGATCCACCGGACGACCTCCAAGGCCATCGGTCGGGCGGTAGGCATTGGCCTGGAACGCGGCTACTCCATCGAGCAGTTGGCGCAGGGCGTACCCGACGACAAGTTCCCCGGCATCCGCTCCCTGCTAACCGAGACCGAGAATCGGGCCAGACTAATAGCCCGCACCGAGGTGATGAGGACTCAGAACCAGACAACAGTCGGCTTCTACAGGGAGCAGGGTCTGGCCTACGTCCAGGCAGACGACGTCGACGGCGATCCCAACGACACTTATATCGACCCCGGCGATCCCTACGGTCGAACGTGCGCGGAGCGGCACGGTCAGGTCTACACCCTAGAGGACGCCCAGAACATAGACGACCATCCCAACGGGACGCTCAACTGGACACCAATGCCGAGAGGCTACAAGCCGGAGGTAACCGTATGATCCACAAGACGATGATCGCCAGCGCGAAGGCCGTCGACGAGGCCGCGGGGATCGTCGAGGCGTACACGAACACGATGGGCGTGATGGATGCCGACGGCGACATCGTAGAGCCGACCGCGTTCGACACTTCGATTGCGGGTAATCTCCCGATCCCCGTCCTGTCCGGTCACGATCAGGGCAAGCTCGTCGGCAAAGTAATCTTCGCGCAGCCCCGCTATATCGAGGGGGACGAGTACCGGTTGTTCACCCGGATGCAGATGAACATGGAGACTGAGGCGGGCCGGGACGCCTTCAGCAACGTCGCGGGCGACTACGTCCGCGAGTGGAGTATCGGATTTAATATCCCGAAGGAGTCGGACGTAACCCAGGAGGGTAGCGACGTCTCGACCGTGATCCGACGCATAACGAATCTCGACTGGGTCGAGGTCTCGTCGGTCATCCGCGGGTCATCACCGTCGACCTCGACAGTCGCGGCCAAGGCCTCGCCGGTAACGGAGGAGAAGGGCGCGATCCCGTCTCATCTCACGGCATGGGTTGAGGACGCCTGGGACGGCCAACTAATGCGGGGCCGGATTAAGGGCGGCGCGGCGACCCTCCGAGCGTCCCACGCCTGGGTGGATACAGAGGGCGATCCCGAACTTAAGTCGAGCTATAAATACCTACACCATCATATCGGTCGGAATGGCCGAGGAGGGCCAGCTAACGTCCGGGCTATCACGACCGCTATGGCGAACCTCAACGCCCGCAGGACGTCGATACCGGAGAACGACCGGCGCGGGGTCTACAACCACCTCGCACGGCATCTCCGCGAGGCGGGCCGCAAGCCCTCAGAGCTACGGTCTGCGAAACCTCCTGACCACTCCAAGCCCTATCCTAACTTCCACGCCTGCCGGATACGGGAGCCGGAGGACTTCGACAAATTCCGCACCGCCGACGAGACCATCGACGACAAGCCGGTCGTGGTGCTATACGGCAGGGAGGTGGAGACCGGGGACTGGGATGTCGCGTCTTACCATTTACCGGTCGACGATTGGACGGAGGACGAGGCCCGTGCGTTCTGTGAGGAACACGACGGGATTAAATTTGAGCCAGCAACTGGCGAGGATGAAGACGCACCCGGTGACGACGACGCGCCGGGGGACGATGACGCAACGGACGATGCCGCCTCCGACACGGCTCCCAGGGCCGCCTTGGACACGGCACAGCGGACGTTACGCCTTCAGCGGATCAAGCTCGCCCTGCATGGAATACACAACCAGAATAAGGAGTATTGATTTTGAACACGCAAGAGATTCGCAGAGAGGCCAACGCCCTCCTGGGTAAGGCCGAAGCATCCCTCAAGGACGGCAACGTCGAACAGTTCGAGGGGATGATCGCGGACGCCCAGACCAAGATGGTAGAGGCCGACAAGATCGACCAGGCAGCGTCTCAGTTGAAGATTCTACAGGGCGAGTTCAGTCGCCCGGCCAACAGCGTTCCGATAGCCGATAAGGACGTCGCGGCATACGATCCGAACGACACCGGCGCGATCAACAAGGCGTCGTACAAGCCCAGTTCCTGGGTCAAGGGAATGCCCGCAATGGCGCAGCCCATGTGGGTGCAGGAGCAGATGGGAGTCACCCAAAAGGAAGAGGCCAGGTTCCAGACCGACACGTTCGTGAAGTGGCTCCGCAGCCCGTCC